GGTCGAGTGTCTTGTTGAGCGCCGCTGACCCGATGTCGGTATCCTCGCCGATCTCGAACGCCAGGGTCCGACCCTCGCCGATCGTGATCTGGTAGGTGATCTGCATCATCGCCATCAGCTGACGCTCATCTTGGTTCCCTGTGCCACGTTCATGCGCCGCAGGCTCGACAGCCGGCTCTCGCCTTTGAAATTAAGCTCGTGATCCCGCATGTTGTAGATGATCGAGAGGGCGGACCGCCACTCGGCCCAGCTCGTCTCGACATCCTGGCCGTGATGGAAGGTCCGGCCGTCAATGCACAGCCCCTCGGCGGCAACGCCGTTGGTATCCGCCACGAACGGCAGTTGTACCTTCCAGCGCACCTTGCGGTTGTTGCGCTCGTCCAATTCCTGCTGCGCGCGCTGCTCGGGCGTGGTGAGACCGGCAAGCTGCCGTGCCTGCATCTTGGCCTTAGCGGCCGCCGCGGCCTTGAGGTGCCGGCGCCGTTCCTCGCGCGCCTCGGCCTGGGCCTTGGCGAAGGCGTCGCGCAACTCGTTCTCGTCCAACAGCTCGCGGGTCTCGGCCGAGAGCGAGGACAGGAAGACGCCCCACGGCGTCAGGTCGGCGGGCACGTCGAGCGGCGGCCCTTCCTCTTCAAACTCGGGCATCACCGACTCGCCGGTCTCGTCCGGCATCGGCGGCATGATCTCGATTTCGGGCGCAGGCTCGGGGGCCGATACTTGCGCCACGACGCGCGCCGCCGGCTCAAGCGCTGCCGCTTTCTTGGCGGCCTCGCGCGCCAGCGCTTTCTCGCGTGCCCTTTCCCGGTCGCCGGGCGTCCATTCTCTCGGCATTATGCTGACACCACCCAGTTCGCGCCCGCTGCGGCATAGGCGCTGATAAGGACCACGCCGCCGCGGGCATCGGTTGCAATCACGTCCCCCGGGTAGATGACGAGCGAGCCGCGGTTTGGCACCCACAGCTTGCCGGCCGATCGTTCGATGCCGCCAATACCGGAGTCCTGCGCAACCGGATGATCGATTGCCAAGTCATCCTTGATCCGGCGACGGATCACCATCAGATCCGCCGGCAGCAGAACCGCCGGGTCTTGCGACCAGACCACGCCGACCAGCGAAGTCGTCGAGGCGGTGCCTACCGTTATGGTTGCCATCAGACGGCCTCGTATTTCATGGCAAAGATGTCCGGTTTGCACGGATACAACTCGCCCCTCAGGCCACGGATTATGTAGTCCCCGGGGTTCGCCGTCATCAACCCCTCCAGCGTTCGTATCTCAGCCGAGTCCGGCCCGCCGCTTGGGGTCGAGCAATAAGTTCTTGCCGATCCGGCAAGACAGGCATCAACCCACCATCGTGGCTCCTCGCCATCGCCAAGGCGAAAAGCCTCGATCTCGACAACCTTTGACCGAAACCGCATCAGGGGCTCCCAGTCGCCCACGCATTGATCTGGGCGAGGATCGTCGCGTCGATCAGCGGCGTGCCGGACGAACCAGCCAGCGTCGTCGAGGCGGCGTCCGAGGCCGTCTTGATGTTCGCCAGCGTCAGCGATCCCGAGGTGCCGGGGATGATCTCGGCGTCCTGGAAGTAGATCGTCTGCGCCATCGGCGCCTGCCCCGGCTGCTGCGATTGCCCGTAGGCCGGGTCGTCGGCGTTGAGGCCGCCCAGTGTCGAGACGCCGCCACCCGCGGCGACCGCCTCGACGCGCCAGCGGACACTGAGGCGGTATGCGATCGGTGATGCCATAAGAAGTGTTCCTTTCCTACGCCGCCTGTGTTAGGCTTTTTACACCACAGACAGGAGGACAGTGGTGGAAAAGGTATGTCGAGACTGCGGCGAAGCCAAGCCGGTTGCCGAGTTCTTTCGCAACTCCCGGAACGCCGGAGGGTATAGCACGGCATGTAAGCCCTGCTATATGACGAGGCAGGCGACGTACAAGATGCGCCCGCCCAAAAACCCACCCCCGGAGGGCATGAAGCGGTGCTGGGCCTGCAAGGAGACCAAGCCGGAAGCCGAGTTTTCCAAGAACAAGGGCTTCCACGATGGCCTGAGCCACACCTGTCGTGCGTGCAACAATGCCCGAAGCGCGGCTCACAACAAGAAGAACCGCGCGACACTGGCGGCCAAGGCTCTCGCCCGATACCACGCCAACAAAGACCGGTATGCCGACTACTCGCTGAAGCGGCACTACGGCCTCTCGCGCGGCGATTACGACGCCATGCTCGCCGCACAGGACGGCAGATGCGCCATCTGCGGCTCGACCTCCCCGAACGGGGTCAGGATCAAACGCTTCCACGTCGACCACTGCCATGCGACAGGCCGAGTGCGCGGTCTCTTGTGCGAGAACTGCAACAAGGGTATCGGCCTGTTTCACGACGATACTGACCTCATTCACGCGGCTATCAATTACCTGGATAAGTATTCCAAGTAATCAGGTGAAGGAACCGTTAGATGATGCTGTGCTTTCTATTGCAGCAAGGAAATTTTGATTTAAAATTACCCAGCCCTCCATGTACTTGTAGCCGATCAGGCGTAGCTGGTTGAGCGGATCAGACTTGTCGGCGTCGCTCAACCGGAACCACTGCACGTTCATCAGCTTGAGGGTGGCAAACGCCTCCTTGCCGAATACATAGGTCCGGTACACCGTGACACCGGTCGCCGGCGCCGCCGGGGGCACCTGGAACAGGCCGAGGCCGGTGATCGTGACGGCGGTCGATGGTGCGATGCCGATCGCCTGCCCGGCGTAGGGGCCGCTGGTCGGACCGGAGGTCGTCAGGCCAAGGTTCATCGGCGCCGCGCCGGTGCCGACCCCGACATAGACCGCATAGGTGAAGCCGGGGGTCGAGGGCGTCGTCAGCGAGATACCACCGGTGGTGACCGAGATGTCGGCCGAGACCTGGTAGATGCGGCTCTCGTAGAAATTCTGGTTGTCGAACCCGGTGACCTGGATCGTGTAGGTGGCGGTCGAGAGCGAGCCGGCGGCATTGGCGCCGTTGACCTGGGCGACCCCGACCCACGATGGCATGATGTTCGATTCGCAGAACACCATGCCGCCCCAGGTGCCGTTCTCGTTCGTATAGAGCTTGGTGTGGTCGCTGTACTGGTAGGTCTGCACCACCAGCGGGTTGTTCTTGAGGTCCTGCAGGCAGAGCGGGTTGGTGATCGCAACCAGGTGCTCGGCGCTGCGCGGCGCCTTCTCGCCCTGGTCCGCGGTGTAGTTGATGCTGCGGTCGATGGTCTCGCCGGTCTGGCCGTTCCACAGCGGCGCACCGATCACCTTGAGATTGGTGTAGGTGCGGGTGACGGTGGTCGGGTCGAGGTTGTTGCCGGCGACCAGCGCGGCGCGGCTGCCGGCCTGCGCGACGTAGTTGACCTGGGTCACGGCGTTGAGGCTGTTCCAGCCGTTGCGCTCCTTGGTCTCGGCCAATTGCATGCCGAGGCGTTCGGAGCCGCGCTGGAGCAAGTCTTCGGGGACGACGTGCACCGCGATGTCGGTAAAGACGATCCGGCCGCCCCACTGGGTCGCGATACCGGTGACCTGGGTAAAGGTCAGCTGCTGCGGCGGCGGCGGCACCCCCTCGGCGATCGGCGACTGCGACAGCGGCAACCGGTTCCAGCGGTCCGCGGTCCAGGTGACCCCGACCCCGGCGCCGATGGTCTTCTTGTCGGCGAACTGGGAAAGGACGAGGTAGCGCTGCGCGACCGGAAGCGCGGTGCGGTCGATCTTGCGCGCGATTGCGCCGGCATATTGCGATGAGGTGTTTACCGAACCAAAGGCCATCAAAACCCTCCCTCGGAGGGTCGGGTCGTGGCCGCCCCCCTATAGCGTGCCGCCTGACCTGAAGAACTCGGAGACGAGCATGTCGTCGTGCTCGGGGGTGCCTGGCGCCGGTCGGCGCCCGCCGGATGCCCCATCGCCTCGGGCACCCGTTGGCCTAGCCTGCGCTCCCGCCACGCGGCGAGCAGCTGCCCGGCGCTGACCGGGGGCGGCTCTGGCGGCGCGCTCGGCCGCGTCCTGACCAAATAGCCGGAAGAAAATGCCGTCACGGGTGGCTCGGAAATTCCCGGCCTGGCGCTCAGCTGCCAACTCTCGCTCGACGCGCTCCTTGTACTGGGCGCGGTGGCGGTCGGTTCTGGCCTGCTGGTCATAGTCCCGTTTGTCAAGCCGGTCCTCGATTTGGATCTGCTGGTAAAGCAGAGCCTGCTGCATCTTCTGCCGCTCTTCTGCGGCAATAAACTCCGTCAACTCCAGCGGCGACAGCATCGAAAGCTGCTGCTGCCTCGCTTCCGCCGCCCGCTGCTGCGCGGCCGGATCGACCTGCTGCTGCGCTCGCGACTGAAACTGCTCGGCCGCCTGCCGGAACCCCCGCGCCTCGGCGAGTTCGCGATCCCTGTCGGCAAGCTGCCTGCGAAGGCGCTGCGCCTGGGACTCGCGACCGCGACGCTGAGGGGCGGCGGCTACATCGCCATCTTCTTCGCTTTGCCCTTCTTCTTGGCCATCATCGCCGCCGGCATCTCTTTCATCGCCATCGGCTTCTTGGCCTTCATCGCCATCGGCATCTTCTTCGATTTCGCCAAGGTCAAGCTCCTCGCCACCGTCTTCGGTGTTCGGTATATCGGACATTCAGTTTCCCCTAGAAGCTGCGCGCCGGGAGGCGACTCCGCTTCAGGCCCCGCGCTCTAACGTTGCGCGCACGTCGAATCGGCTACAGCGTAAGCCACTAAATACGGTTTTCGTCAAGCGGTATCGTGCAAGATGTCGTGTACAAGCGC